GCGACAGCCGATCCGCAGCACCTCACCTGGATCGTGACCGAGGCCGGTGCATCCCGGTCGACCAAGGCCATCGGGCAGTGGTTCGCGGAAATGGCGCGCAAGGCCGGGGTGCCGAAATCGCTGCACGGTCTGCGGAAATATCGGGCGCAAAGGCTCATCGAAGCCGGGGCATCACAGGCGCAGCGCAAGGCCTGGATCGGCCACCTGACCGACGCTGAATCCGACCATTACGCCAAGGGCGCAGACCAGCGGAAGATCCTCGGTTTGGAAACCGCCGCTGGAAACTTGGTGGAAACCAATGTCTATCGCATTGATAAGGCGTAAGAAAATGTCTGCGGTGGTGACCCCGGATGGAATCCCCGTTCCTTGTTTTCACAGGGGAATTTCTGGAAACGTAGGGTCTTTTGACCGGGTTCAGCCTGTGGACAAGTGGCCAGTTTGGAAACTAATCCACCGCCGCCACGGCCTGCGGAAGACCGGTCTCAGCTTCACCCATCCACCCCTGGCTCATCAGGCTCGATCACATCGAACCCTTCACCGCTGGCCACCATGCAGGCCGTCCCGTCCGGGCTGACCAGCAGCACCGAAAAGCCGCCGCCGGGCGACGCGGTGATGATCATCATCGCCCCTGCCGAGGTGAGGCCCTGGACGTGCGGCGACTCCTGATAGCGCATCGCCAGCGCGGCCAGGGCATCGGGGAGACCGGCGCATTGCGGCGTCTGGGAACGGGCAGGCATGGCGGCAAGGCAGGTCAGGATGACCAGCGCCAGCGCGCACAGCAGGGCTAGGGCGCGGTTCATTGCGGACCCGTCCCGGCGCAGCCCGCGTCGATCACCTCGACCAGCTCTGTCGCCGACAGCGCCAGCCGGTCATCTGGTGAAACCACGATGTCAGCCGCCACCTTTGCCCGTGCCGCCCGTGACCCTGTGCAGATCGCGGGCGGTTCGGTCGATGGCTTCTCAACGCGTGTTGGGGTTTCGGTCCCGCATCCGCTGACGAGCGGCAGAAGCAGTGTCAGACACAGAAGCCGCTTGAACATCGGCCATCCTCCCCAGGGTTTCCTTGTCGGTTTCGGCGTCGCGGATGACCGCGTCGACCTGACGTTTGGCGGCTTCGCCGTCCGCCTCAGCCGCCCCGGCACGACCGGCCGCGCGCACTGCCGCTAAGACGATGATGGCGGCGATCAGAACGACCGCCCCCATCAGGCCGAGGGTTGCGAGTCCGCTCACTGCTGAACCGGCGGCTGCACCTTCCACAGACCGGCAGGGCCATCGCGGAAGATGTTGATCGCGAACTTGATGACCTTGTCGGCCAGGATGAAAGCCGCGCCGACGGTGGCGGACACCTCAGGCGACAGGCCGAGGCTGGCCCAGTCGAACATCAGCAGCGACCCGACGACCAGGCCAAGCAGGTTCAGCACGTTGTGCAACGCGTTTGCGTTCATGATGGTCTTCTCCATTTTCTGAGGAAATGCCGGTCAGCCCGACCGGCTGGGGTCACTTCGGATAGCGCGCCGGATAGCCGTCGCTCTGGTCCTTGGCGTGGGGGTTCGGGACGGTGTCGTCCTGCCGGGGCAGGGGCATCATCGCCCCGTCGCTGCGGTCCTTGATCCGGGTCATGTCAAAGCCTCGCCGCCTGAACATGCATCCAATCGAAATTGCGGGCGCGGCCCAGGCTGACCCAGCCTTCGGCTTCCCACGCGCCCCACCAGAAATTGTAGCTGTCAGCAGCGAGGGATGCCCGGTCACGGCCCCATTTCAACTGGTTGCGATCCGGATCCCAGTCCAGCGCGACGGCCCAGGCATGGGTGGACCAGGTCGAGCCACCACGCTTCTTCCGGGGCGAAAAGCAACCGCCGAAAAGATCGAGCTTCAGGCGCTTCAGTTCCGCCTCGCCATAGTGGGCATGGACCTTCCGAAGCACGCGATCAAGGCTCGCGGCAACCTTGGTGTGGCAGCCGATATGGTTCATTTTCTGCGACGTGTCCCACGCAAGCCGCAGCGTCCACGGCACCTTAACGCGGGCAATCGGTGGCGCGCCTGGCTGGCCATAGAAGGCGGTCAGGGCTGCTGTCGACTGCTTGGGCCAGTTGGTCATCGTCTTGCCCCCAATGCTTTGAGGATGTCTTTCACGTCGGTCTGCAGGTCGCTCAGGGCGTCATGCACTTCCTTGCGGCTGGTCGCGGCGGTGGACTGGTCTTCGGCCCGCTGGCGCCACAGGGCGGCAATGTTGTCGACGGCCTTCGAGACGCGCCCTTCCAGCCGCATGGCCCAGACGACGACCCCAAGGGCGCCAAGGATCAACGGCCAGTAGCGCAGGAAGAATTCTTCGATGGGCATTCGCTCAGGCCTTTCCGGGCATGTGAAAAAGCCGCCCTGGCAGGGGCGGCTGTCGGGTCGGGTGAGGTGGGTGGGGTCAGTAGTCGCTTTCGATATACAGCTCCATCGTCGCGAAGCCGATGACGGACGAAACCCCGCCGACGCTCATCCAGGCATAGGGGGTCAGCAGGGCGGTCGCGGCGGGGATGTCGGTGGTGATCGTGCCGACAGCCACCGCGCCGGTGACAAGGTTGGTGATCTCGTAATCTAGCACCTGGGTCTGGCCGGGCGGCGAGAACATCGCGATCTCGTACACCGCCGTCAGGTCGGCATTCGGCTTCGGGAAGCCGGGGCCAAGGTCGATCTTGGTGGCCTGGCCGGACGCATCATTGTGCATGAACTGCACGTTCGCGTCGCCGCTGTCGTAGCCCATCCCGAACAGGTTGGTCTGCGCGCCGGGGTTCACGTCGCTGGGCGCACCAGCCGACGCGCGCATCCCGACAAAGGCCCGGTGCGCCGCGTTGGCGACCCCGGTGGCCGGGCCCCAGCGCCAGACCAGGTGAAACCCGCCCATGCCAGGTGCGGGGCCGCCAAGGGTCCATTGCAGCGCGCCGCCGCGCAGACCGGCGACAGCGGTGGCCGATGCCGTCGTGACCCGCCACGACCGGCGGCGCATGTATGTATGCAGGTTCGTCGTCGCAACGGCCTCGGATGTCGCGGTGCCCGCTGCGGTCACGGCCATCCCGAACTGTGCGTCCGCGCCACCGTTCCCGGCTGGCATGAACAGGCCTATCTTGTTGCGCGCAAAGCTGGGCTGCAGTGAACTGTCCAGCCCGCTGGGCCCCATGAAGGCGGGCATCATCCGGCCACCGACGCGACGCCCGAACAGCTTCACACCGCCTGGTGGTGGCGGCGAAGGTGTCGGCACGACAGGCAGGCGCAGCAGCCCGTCCTCGACCTGCGCGTCCGCCGCGCGCAGCGCCTCGTGGTTGGCGCGGGCCGCGTCGCGCGCGGCGATCTGTTCCGCCGTTTCGGGCGGTTCGGGCGGGCGGGGCGACCATACGCCCTGACCATCGCGCTGATGGGAGGCAAGATAGGCCGGGGTCAGATCTTCGATCGCCTCGGTTCCGGCGCGGGGCGTGGGATAGATCGCCGACGGCCGCCCGCTGGCATCGAACTGGACATGCAGGGTCATCGTCCGGTGAACTCCTGTTCCACAAGGATGTAGTCGATAAGGAAGCCGTTGACCGCGCCGGGGCCGGTGCCGTTGCGGCGCATCGCATCGCCGAACCCGACGTTGATGCCCGCGCCGGGGATCGTGGTGGTGATGGTGGCGACGGTCGCCCCGTCGATCTTGAAATCGACCGATGTGCCCGCCGCGTTCACCTCGATCTCGAAGACCGTCATGTCGTCGATCACCGCCGTGACCCCGGTGTCGGCCACGGTGGGCGACCCGCCCGCGACGGTCACCGCCTCCCACCGCCCGCCGTTGACAGCATGGTTGTAGCGGAAGAAGACGCCATAGGTCGGGGCCGCGGTCAGGTCGTTCAGGAAGCCCAGGTTCAGGTCATAGGAATTTGTTCCATCCGACAGGGTCATCACCGACCCACGGGTGCGGAACCTGGTCAGGCCCTGCCGCAGATGCGTGGCGTTGGCGATGTTCGCGCTGCCCCAGCCCGCCCGCCCCGTGCTGGTCGAGGTGATGGCCAGCCGCATGAACCCGGATCCGGACGGGCTGCCCCCGAAGGGCCAGGCGACGATGCCGGCGCTTCCGTTCGACGTGTAGGCCTGGCAGACCATGTCCGCGACGGCGGAATAGCAGTCGGTGAAATACTGGAACTTGTCCGGGCCAACCCCTCCCCCGCCCGCGGGCACGGCAAAGGTGCCGTCGGCGCGCAGGAAGGTCGTCGTGCCGCCGCCCGACGCCGGAACCAGCCCCTTCAGCGACGATGTGAAGGTGTTCAGCAGCGCGGTCTGGGCCGCAGCATCGGCAGCGGTCAGCATGGCCCGGCCTGCGGCAGTGAAAGCCGTGGTCCCCAGATCGACCAGGTACCTGCCGATCTTTCCCATCGCCTCAAGGAAGGTGTCGGTGGCGGTCAGCGCGGTCAGCGACCCTGCGGCGGAATAACCGGTCAGATCGGTGGCGCGAACCCGTGCGGCGGTGTGGTACAGATTGCCGGATTCGGTGACCTGCGCCGTGGTGTAGTCGCCGGACTGGGCGGTGACCGTGCCCGACCTGCCGAAGACACTCTGCACGGCATCCGTCGGCGTCAGCAGTTCCTGCCAGTTGGCCAGAACGGTCGGGTCGCCATTCAGCATGAAGGTCTTCAGGACGTCGGTGCGGATCGCGATGTCGCCGGTTTCGGCCGTCAGGGCCAGCATCGCGGCCTGCGAAACCACCACGAACCGGTCGGTAATCGCGATGGCGGGCAGTTGGCTGGGGTTGATCTTGCCAGCGCCATCCAAGCCCGCATATCCGTCGGGCTGGTCCTTTTCGGAAAGCAGCTGCCGTTCTTCGATTGCCGCACTTAGGCCAAGGAAGAAAGTGCCGTCCACGTAGCTGTCGAGAGCCGCCAGGTCACTTGCAACCTGCGCGATTTGTCCGTCTAGGGTGGAAACGGTTCCGATAAGATCGTTCACGATGGCGCTGTTGACCCACTGCGCACCGTCAAACAGCACGACATCATTTTCGGCTGGGGCCGCGGCATCTACATCCGTCAGGCTATCCAGATCGGTAGCGCCACCTCCACCGGTAATGGCCAGGACCTCGGCCTCGAAGTCGTTGATCTCGGCCGCCGTGTGGGTGTGCGCCTCCGGCGGGAATTCGGTCGGCTTGTCGGTCAGGTCATCCCAGGACGACACGCCGCCGCCACCACCCGGACCCTGAATACCAACCGTCGACAGGGTAAATCCACCCTCTTGCGGGAAGGTAAGGACGATCTGGGTCATTGGAAACTCACGGAAAGGGGTGGCGTTGTCCGGGGCTGTGCGCCCGCGATTCGGCGGCGAAGCTGCAAGGTTCCTGCGTCGCCAAGGGGCACCGTCAGATCCCCCTCGACCCTGATCTCATAGGCACGCGTCTCAGCATCGGTCACGACTACCGACACCAGACCGGCAAGCGTCGCACTCGCGTTGACCACATCCAGAGTTTCGCCAACAAAACTGGCCCCGTCGCGGTCATCGGGCCAGACCCCTGCAAAGGCCATGTCGGCCCCACGCGGCACCTTCAGGACCAGGCTGCGCCGCGACAGATGAACGATGAAGGGAAAGCTGGCGCTTTCGTTGCCACCGTTGACCAGGATCATCCTGGCCGACCCGATCCGCGTCAGTTCTGTTGACCATCCCGGCTGCCAGGTTATGCTTAGCCGGACCTGACCTGCAGCCGCGTCGGGAATGGACGCGATCACCGCGCTGCCCAGATCGCCGGTGACATCAACGATGGACGCGGTGAAGCCGGTCAGGTCAAGCGCCAGGCCGTTCTCATCCGTGGCAACGGTCGTTGCGGCCCAATCGCCAGAGGCATTGATGATCAACGCATTGTCCGAAAAGGTCATGGGCGGGACTCCGGTTCTGATCGGGGGTGTCAGGCAGCGGTGGTTACGGGATCGAACACCAGGAATTCTTCCCGGTCGTCCAGGAAGGCTGAAACGGCATAGTAATAGGTCGTCGCCGCGGCGACGGTGTCGTCCTCGTAGGTCGTCACGTCCGGGTCCAGCGTGGCCAGCGGCGCGGGCATGTCTTCCAGGTCCAGCACCGCCGTGTCGCGGTAGATGCGAAAGCCTTCTTCCTGGGCCAGGCCCTGGTTCCGGTCGCGCCAGGACAACAGCAGCGTCGGCATCACGGCACCTCTTCGATGAAGCCGTCGGCGGGGGCCAGGAACAGGGCGACGCGCATGGTCGGCTGTTGCCAGCTGTCATAGCCGCCCCGCACCGACCTGACCGAAAACGCCAGCCGTGCGGTGTCACCCGGCAGGCCGGTGAAATCGTCCCAGTCGTAGGTCACGGCACCACCGACATCGTCTTCGGCCAGAACCGACAGGACCGCGCCGGCCTCATCTTCGGCCGCGACCGTGACGGTGTAGGTCGTGCCAGCCTCGGGCCCGATGTCAGTGGCCGTGTGATCCTCGGCGATGGGGGCGGTCTGCAGGTGTCGGTCGCGGTGCGCCCAGGTCAGGGTGACATCCTCGGTCAGTTGGCCCTGCGCAAAGCTGCCGTTGACCTGCAACCGGCCCGGGGGATAGGGGCGCACGGCGCGGGATGCGAAGTCGACCGTGTCGATCGGCGCGCTGCCGATGCCCAGCTCGTCCGACCCGGTGCGGGGCAGCAGGATCACGTCCACGGATTCGCCGTCCAGGTATGCCGTTTCCATCACGTCGCCCGGACCGAAGAACAGGATGGTCGATCCCTCGGCATGGTCGGCCGGGGCGGTGTCCAGGCAGCCGCGGCCCACGGTCATCACCACCTCGTCGCCGTCCAGTTCCATCGCGTCGATGCGCAGGATCTCGGTCCCGATGATGGCCAGCTGGTTGACCGTCACGCGGGACAGGGTGGCGTTGCCCGCGACCCGGACTTCGGTCGCATCGCCTTCGGCAACCAGCGGCGCGGTCGTCACGGCGCGGGGGCTGAAATCAATCCGGCCCTCTTCTTCCCAGTCGCCCCCGGCATCGACGCCGACGATGGCTTCCAGGTGGCGCGGGCTGGGGGATGCCGCTGCCACCATGATCCGGCCGCTGCCGGGTTCGTCGGTCAGGGCGTCGTCCAGCACGTCCTGGCCGACCTGCTCGACCATCACCTTGTACGGTGCCTCGACCACCAGGCGCACCTCGGCGGGCAGGGCCTGTCCTTTGTCGATGGTGCCGGTCGAAGGGATTGGCGGGGGCAGACCAGTGCCAAGGTCGAACCGTTGTTCCACAACCTTCAGCCACACTGATGCGTCGGTTCCTGCGCCGTGCCGGATCTCCATAGTTCGGATCACGACGGGCTCAACCCCACCGGACGGTGTCGGAACCAGTGCCACGGCGGCGGTCGAAATCTCGAATGCGGCGGGCAGATAGGCCAGCGGCAGGTCACCGGTCAGCAGGGGTTCCGACGCCACACCCAGGTCGCGGACGCACAGCCGTTCCGCCAGCTGCGGGTTCGACACGAAGGGATAGCGCGAATCCTGCGCCTTGATCGTTCGACCCACAGCCCGGACTGCAACCGGGTTCGGCAGGGTGATCGACGCGGTCTTGCCGTTCGACCGGTCGGTGTGGACCAGGGTCAGCTTGTTCGGCAGCTCGCGGCGCTTCTGGCGGCGCAGCTTGCTCCAGTCCTTGACGACGGTCCCATCGAGGATAGGCAGATCGCCGATGTCGAAATCCTCGCGGACGCGGCGGTGCTCCCATTTGCCGGTGGAACGGCTCAGGTAGGTGACGGCGTCGCAGTGCCGGTCGACCTCGATCCGGTCAGCCAGGTTGGCATCCGCACCGCTGAAGGTGACCGACAGGCCGAACCCTTCGTCAAAGTATTCCTGCGCCGCCTCGGCGAAACTGTCGCCGATCTGGTCCGCCGTCGCGGTGCCGCCGCGCATCGGGTCGATCAGCAGGCAGCGCTGGATATGGGCCGGGTTCAGGTCGACCCAGGTCAGATAGGTGTTGCGGACCGACGCGATCAGCGTGGCCGCGCCATCCTCTTCGATCACCGGAACGCCATCGGCGGGCGTGTTGTCCAGCAGTTCGGCATTGGCGGTGTCGGTGTTTTCCGTGTTGAAGCAGAAGACTTCAAGGTCGGGGATCGTGGCCAGGACCGCCGCCGCATCTTCCGGTGTAGCCACGAAGTCCTGATAGTTGACCCCTTCGGATACCATCACCAGGATGCGACGACGCGGGCGTCTTGCCTCACCCCCGAACTGGCCGCCGAACCCCGGCACGTTGGCAAAGGATCCGCTGGCCCCGATGCGGCGCGATCGTTCGGCGGCCTCGGCAAAGAAGTCCGGGACATGTGACACGATAGCCGCCCACCAGTTCGGCCCCCACCCGATTCCCAACGGTGCTTTACTGTGATCGACCTCAACCAGCTGCGCGAGATCCTCATAGTCTTGGTTGCTACTGACATCGAACTGTATCGAGCCGCCGATTCCAGACGAGTCGCTCAAGATCACCTGCACCGAATTCACGCTGCCCTTCAGGGCACGGATGAACCCGGCCGCCGCTGCGCCCTGCCATGCGGCACGGTCGTCGGCCAGCATGGCGTCGCTGACCAGGGCCATGATGCAGATGTCGCAGCGTTCCGCACCGCGCACCTCTTCGACCACAGCCAGGTCTTCCAGCCAGCCCTTGTGGATGTCGGCGACGTTCAGCATCTTGGTCTGGATCGCAGGCAGCCGGGCCGAATTTGCGTTGAAATAGGGCCGCTGAAACACCAGCGACACGATCCCGCGATAGGCTGCGGTCAGGGTGTCAAACTGGCCCTGCAGGTAGGTATTGACGGTCTGCGCCGCACTGCCCAGCATCACTGCCACGCGGCCCGAAAACCCGCCCTCGCGTTCATCGCCGCCAAAGGCATCGGGCTGATCGATGTCGATGAACCCGTCACCCTGTTCGCCTTCCCAGACCACCTTGTCGCCCATGCGGATCGCCAGCACGCCATCCGCCTTGCGGCAGGGGATCAGGTGCAGACCGTAGTAGTACCGGTTGCCGACCTTCTGCTTCTTGCCACCCGACATCTCAGCCCTTCCGCGCCAGCCGCGCGATGGCGGTTTGTTCCAGACGGCTGATCAGGTCCAGGTGCTGGCCCGGTGCGCGCAGTTCGGCGACGGTCATGCCTTCCCGGCAGAACCGCTTCCAGTCCAGGCCGAAGCGATAGAAGAACAGCTCGCGCATATCGCGGCACGCAAACGACTTCGGGTTGCGGCAGTCGGCCAGGGTGATCCTGATCTCGGGTTGGGTCATGATTTCTTTCGCTTCTTGTAGATGCCGTTGGAATCGAAGTCCCCGGCCCAGGCCACCACGGCGTCCGACACCCACAGCGTTCCGGCAAAGTCGGTGAACCGGTCGCCGTCATTCGCCTGCGGGATCGAGAAATCCTTGAACTGCGCCGCCTCGGGGCCGGGCGGCGGCTTGTACAGCAGCGACGACAGCAGCTGCAGCGCCAGGCCGACCAGAAGTCTGACAAACATCAGGCGATGCTCCGGCCGTCGAACGGGGTCTCGCCACGTTCCATGAACGTCAGGCCGCCGTGGTTCAGGATATTGTCGAACCGGTCGCGGCAGGTTTCGGCCCGCAGGTCGCAGCCGGGGGCGATGTCCACGTCCACGTCACCCACCGACAGGGCGGCGGCCAGGCCGGGCGGGATGCGGTCCAGCTGCAGCGTTTCGCCCTCGTGCCGCGCGATCAGGAACTCGGTCCCGTCGTACCGCAGGATGCCCAGAAAGAAGGTGCCGTCGGGCTGCAGCGCGGCGGCGGGAACGGTCAGGATCTTGCCCGTCGCGGCGGTGACCAAAGCGGCCTGCAGCCAGTCTTCGATGTCCAGGGTGCAGCCGCTGCCGTCGGCCTCCGTGAAGTAGTGCGTGTGGCGGCACAGGACGGACGCCACCTGCGCCGCCGATGCGCGGTCCATCTCGGTCAGGGCATCCTCGCAGATCAGCCGCGACAGGACCTGCCCTACCTCGATCGACGTGACCCGCCCGATGAACCGGGTGACATATTCCTCATCCGGGTCGTCCAGATAGGTCACCCAGATCGTGACCCTGATCTCTTCCGGTTCGTCCCACTCCCGCGCCGCGATCATCGCGGGATGCGATGTCGGCAGCGACACCCAGACCTCGCTGCGGCTGGACGCCGTGGTTTCGGTGATCTCGCCCCGGCTGATCCCGGTGAAGTCGAACAGCTGCCCCGTGGGATAGGCGTCGCTGGGCCGGTCCGCGCCGGATTGCCAGCCCCCGACCGACACGTCGAACGGCCAGCCGGTCAGGTGGTAGGTGTCGCCCGGCACCTCGATCCGGTAGACCCAGACGGCGGTCTTGCCGAAGACCCGCGCCACGAAATCCGCAAAGGCCATCAGGGCACCCCTACGGCCACGGCCGCCGACATCATCCGGCCCATCGCGGGCAAAAGATGGGTCAGCTGCACATCATCCCGGTCCAGCCGCATGCGCCGCGCGATCGACACCTTGGTCGCGGG